CAACACTGTTAGAACCAAAATACAAGAATATCTAAAAACAGGCCAGCTGCAAAATTTACTATTGTTTGGCCCAGCGGGGACCGGAAAAACCTCGCTGGCCAAACTAATAGTAAACCAATTAGATGCAGATTATCTTTATATTAATGCTTCTGATGAAAGAGGAATAGACACAATTAGAGATAAAATAATTCCATTTGCTTCTAGTATAGGGTTTAATGGACTAAAAATAGTTATATTAGATGAATCAGACTATCTTACAGCACAAGCTCAGGCAACTTTACGAAATGTTATGGAAAGTTTCAGCGCATCCTGTAGGTTCATTCTTACTTGCAATTATCTTGATCGTATTATCTCTCCTCTTCAGTCTCGTTGTATGGCCTTTGAAATATTTCCCCCTTCTAAAAAAGAAGTAGGACAACATCTCCTTTCTATTTGTAATCAAGAAAAAATTGAATACACAAAAGAAGATCTAGGCCAAGTAATTCTTACACACTATCCTGATATCAGAAAAATACTTAACACTTTACAGGGTAGTTTAAAAAACAATAAACTAGTTCTTGATATTAAATCCCTTAAAAACACTGATTTTGAAAATGAAGTGATTAATGGGTTAAGAACTAAAACCAATATTAAAGATATTAGACAAATTATAGCAAATAGTGGGGCAACCCAATTTGAGTCGTTATTTAGATGTCTTTATGATAATGTAGAAGAGTATACTACAAATATAGGTGACGCAATAATCGTAATAGCTCAATACCAATACGAATACACGTTTGTAGTAGATAAAGAAATATGCGTTGCTGCAATGTTAAATAAATTATTAAAATTATGAGTGCAAATTCCCCATTACAAAGATTAGATCAATACCAAGAATGGTACAAATGGTTAAATAAAAAATATAATCGTTATAGTAAACTTAGATTTAAAAAACCTGTAAAAAAATATAACTGATGGATCAACAACAATTTAATATAGATTTTTCTCAAACTACCCCAGTAGTATGTGAGGAATGTGGTCATGAACATTTTGCCCAAGTAAATATGATGCGTAAATTATCGCCACTACTATCACCTACGGGTGAACCTGCATTAATTCCTATTCCTGTATTCGCTTGCACTAAGTGTAACCATGTAAATAAAGAATTTCTTCCTAATGACTCCCTTTGATTTTTTAAAATTAATTCATAATAAAAAAATTAAATGGGAAAGTCTAAATGAAGATGAACAAAAAGCTTATAATACCTTTATTATAAATAAAGCTTTAAGTTTTAATTCTGATTATTTAGATATTATAAATAATATACAACATTATACTCCTACCTCAAAAGAATCTTTTAAATATCTTCAATCTATGACTAATGATAAATTTAAATTTAACAAATGGATTAAAGGTGTTAAAACTTCTAAGTATAATAAAGAGTTACTAGAACATATAAGTAGTTATTTTGAATGTTCTATTAAACAAGCTGAAGATTATTTAAATATTTTGGATAAAAAAGAAATCAAACAATTTTTAAAGATTATAGGGATTCAAGATAACGAAGTTAAAAAACTAATGAAAAAATGATTAATTTTACACCTGAAGATGATGCCGCAGTGAAATGGTGCGAAGAAAAATACCCCGAGCTAACTGCAGAATATAAAAAAATTATGATGGAACAATATGTTCTATTCTGCAAAAAACATCGCAATTATGGTACTACAAATATAAATGTAGGGACCAACTTAGAAACAGAAGCTGACATTAAACTTTCCCTTACAGGATTATGGTTTAGATTAAATGATAAAATTAGTCGTTTAAAGAATTTGGTTGTTTTAGGAGAACCAGATACAGTAGGAGAATCTGTAGAAGACACATTTAAAGACCTTAGTGTGTACGGAATTATAGGTCAAATTGTACAACAAGGAAAATTTAAATGATTTTAGAAAACGTAAAAAACACAGTTGTCCCAGAAATGGACTGGGACAAGTATAAGATGGTTTCTTATACTCAATTTTCTGCTTGGAGTGAATGTCCTCATAAGTGGAAATTGATGTATATTGATAAAATGCGCCAACCCCCTAATATCCATTTAGCATTTGGGTCAGCAATGCATGAAACTCTCCAAGAATATCTTGATTTAATGTATAATAAATCAATTAAGGCTGCTGACGAATTTCCTATTTATGAGGACTTTCAAGAACGTTTTATGAAAATGTATGGTGATTATAAAGAACAGTTAGGTGGAAATTTTACAACTAAAAAAGAATTACTTGAATTTGTAAATGATGGTCTTGACATTTTAGAATTTTTTATTCAAAGACGCCAGATGCATTTTTCAAAAAGGGGAACCCAATTATTAGGGGTTGAAATGCCCATATTAACCCCACCCCATAAAGATCACCCTAATATAATGCTTTATGGAAAACTTGACTTAGTATTTTATGATGAAGACCTTAAAAAAGTAAGCATTTGGGATATTAAAACATCAACTAGAGGATGGACAAAATGGGATAAAGAAAATAAAATTAAATTAGCCCAAATGGTTCTTTATAAAAAATATTTCGCAGAACAATATAACATCCCTGTAGATGATATTGATTGTAAATATTTTATTGTAAAGCGTAAGATCCCAAAAGACCCCAAATACCCTGCAATGGCTTCACGTATTCAAACATTTGAACCTTCATCAGGTAAGGTAACTATGAACCGGGTTTCTAAGCAACTTCATGAATTTATTGAAGATTGTTTTGAAAACGATATGTATCAGATGAAGGAATACACTAAAAATCCCTCAGATAAAAATTGTAAATGGTGCCCTTTCAATGACAAACCTGACCTTTGTAATAAAAAACATTCAAGCTAGGATATTTCCTTTTATTATAGCCTTAAGTGCCTTATCAGTTTCAGCATCAGCCGCATTTTACTCAGTTACAGGACTAAGTAAATTATTCGCTGGTGCCTCAACTGAGGTACTTATAATGGCGGGTTCTTTAGAAGTAGCTAAATTAGTAATAGCATCTTTACTTTACCAATATTGGGGTACACTTAATAAACTACTTAAAACATATTTAAGTATAGCTTGTTTAATCCTAATTTTAATTACTTCAGCGGGTATTTATGGATTTTTATCTGCTGCTTATCAAGAAACAGCAGCATTAGCAGGTAGTATAGATTCTCAAATTGCTCTCATAGAAATAAAAAGGGACAATGTTAGAGATCAGTTAGCAGTGTATAATGAGGAAAAAACCACCATTAATGGGGCAGTATCTGATTTAAGGTCTGGTTTATCTAATAATGTAATACAATATAAAGACAAAGAAACTGGTGAAATTATAACAACTACTTCTAGTTCAACCCGTAGGGCTTTAGAAAAACAATTAGATCAGGCCATTGATAGGCAAACTGAAATTAATACTAGAGTAGATAGTTTAAATCAACAACTATTTGAGTACGAAACTGAGATAGTAGAAGTTCAAACAAATAGTGAAATTGGAAGTGAATTAGGCCCACTTAAATACTTATCAGGTTTAACTGGTTTAGGTATGGATAAAATAATAAATTATCTTCTTTTGATAATAATTTTTGTTTTTGATCCTTTAGCTATATCTCTAGTAGTAGCTGCAAATTTTGCTTTTGCACAATTAAAATCTAAAGATAAAGATGAACCTAATGAAGCCCTCAAACAAGCTTTTAAAAGACATGAAGAAGAAGTTGAAGAAGAGTGGGATGAAGAACATGCTATGGATATGGTTTTAAATGATATGGTTTCTAAATTAGATGAAGAAGATCTTAAGGATATAGAAGAACCCCAAAAAGAAGAAACCAAAAACATATATAACGAGCCAAAAATAATAGAAAAAATAGTTTATAAAGAAAATCCTGTACTAGATCATCCTCGTGTAAAAGAAGCTATAAAACACGCAAGAAGAGCAGGGGAACTATAATCTGTACATATGTATATGTAAACATATACAACATGGCTCTAAAACTAACATCCGTAAAATTAGAAGAAAAATTATTTGAAGATTTTAAGGTTGCCTCTATAAGACAAAAATTCAACCTTCAAAAATTAGTAAATAGAAGCATTCATCTTTATCTAACAGATGAGGAATTTGCAAAAAAATTACATACACACACTGATCTAACTATCAGTGGTAGTGGTTTATAAAATAAAACATATTTAATGAAAAAAGGTTATATTCCCCAAAAGGATAGAAAAACAATCCTATTCCTTTGTGACGACATCAGATTACACAGTGGTATAGGTACTATGGGCAAAGAAATAGTACTAAACACTGCCCACCATTATAATTGGATAAACTTAGGAGGTGGTATTAATCACCCAGATTATGGAAAAGCTTTTGACATCAGTGAAGAAGTTAACCAAAGAACAGGTATTTCTGATTCTAGTGTTAAAATTATCCCATGGAATGGGTATGGTGATGATCAAATAGTTCGACAACTTGTAGACCAAGAAAAACCAGATGCTATTCTCCATTTTACAGATCCACGTTATTGGACTTGGCTTTATAGAATGGAAAAAGAAATTAGGACTAAAATTCCTATGATTTTTTACACTATTTGGGATGATTTACCATATCCGATGTACAATAGAGATTATTATCGCTCAGACGATCTTCTTCTTTGTATTTCTAAACAAACTAAAAATTTAGTTGAAAATGTACTTAAAGACTACCCTAAAGAAGAATGGCAAACCCAATATGTCCCTCATGGAATAGATGAAAATAAATTTTTTCCTGTAGTTAATGATTTAGAATTTGAAGTTTTTAAAGAAAAGTTTTTTGAAGGAAAAGAATATGATTTTGTAGTATTTTGGAATAGCAGAAACATTAGACGTAAAAATCCTGGGGACTTAGTAACCGCTTGGAAAATATTTACTGACCAACTCCCTAAAGAAAAAGCGGAAAGGTGCTTGTTCATTATGCATACAGATAAAGTAGATCAAAATGGAACAGATCTTCCTGCTGTTATTGAGACTATATGTGATCCTGAAGTAAATAAAATTAAATTTACTAATGGTAAGTGTGATGAAAAAACCCTTAATTATTATTATAATTTAGCAGATGCCCAATTTATGATGACAGATAATGAGGGATGGGGTCTTTCAATTACTGAAGGAATAATGGCGGGAAATATGGTTATAGCACCCGTTCAAGGAGGTATGCAAGACCAAATGCGTTTTGAAGACGAAGAAGGAAATTGGATTAATTTTAACACTGAATTCCCTACTAATAGTAATGGTAGATATAAAAATTGTGGAGAATGGGCAATTCCTATGTTTGGTAAAACTAGATCATTAAAAGGATCTCCTACAACCCCCTATATATATGCTACTCAAGTAGATATTGAAGATGCGGGTTTATCACTCTTAAAATGTTACCAGCTGGGTAGAGAAGAAATTAACCGTAGAGGCCTTAAAGGCAGAGAATGGTTAATGTCAGAAGAAGCCAGAATGACTGCTTCAGGTATGGGACAAAATTTTATAGATAATATAGATAATCTATTTAAAAACTGGGTACCTATAGAAAAATATACTATAGAAAAAGTAGATGATGGGTATACTACTTACAATCCACACTCAGTACAATATACCCCTGAATTTAAACAAAAATTAAAAGAAGTTTTAGCATGAAACCAGTTTGTGTAGTTAGTTGCCCTATTGATACTTTTAGTGGGTATGGCCATCGTTCACGCGATTTTGTTAGATCACTTATAGAGGCTAAAGATAATGATTGGGACATTAAAATAGCCCCACAAAGGTGGGGAAATACTCCTTGGGGGTTTTTAGATAAAAATGACCCCATTAAAACCAGATATATAAGTGGTCAAATCCCTCAACCTGAAATTTGGATACAAATAAGTATTCCTAATGAATTCCAACCTGTAGGAAAATATAATATAGGAGTAACAGCAGGTATTGAATCTACTTTCCCACCCCCTGATTTTGTTGAGGGTAT